GAAATAATTCGTACCCAAGGATTTAATTTTGATGCTACTTTAGTATCAGCTCTTGATTTTATGGTGTTTGATATTTCTTTTTCTATGTTTGTTAGTTGAGGCCACATTAAAATTCAACATTTTTAAAATCTCTTATAATAGATATATAAGCTTCTGGAATTCTTAAAATAGTTCCTTCGGTTAATCCAATCACTCCATTATGAATATTATTAGCAGATGCTATAATCCACCATAATGAAGAATCACCAAAAAACTGATAAGCTAATGTATCTAATCTATCTCCTAATTCTGTTGCTACATATATATCAGTATCTCTGAGTTCAATATTAGGATAAATTTTTGATTGATAAACTTCTTTACCATCAATTGTTTTTTTAGTGGGATTATTTTGATATCTGCTAATCATAAATTTTATTATTATCTTAATCTTTTTCCTGCAACAAAATTAAATGCTTTTTGCACTGCAGGATCTGTTTTATTTTCTCTAGTAAATTGGTCATCTATATCTTTATCCGATTTTGTAAATTGATTTTGGTTTTTAATAATGTCTGTATCTTTTTTAATATCTGATTCTATTTGTCCTTTATTTTCATTAGTAGCTGACCCATCTGGATTTGTTTCATTTTTTCCTTTATTTGAATCACTTTGTTTTAGTTTTTGGTTTTTAGGAACTCCACCAAAAGAATAAAATCTATTAGCTTTAACTTTACCATCTTCAATTTGATAAGAATCACCCATAGTATCCAAAAATTTAAATGTGATATTAACATTTACAATTCTAGGTAATTTATAATTTTTTAAATCATCCCCATCTTCTAATCCAATTTCCCAAGGTATGTTATCATCAATATCATATGAAAGAGAATCAATAAATCCTTCTGCATTCTTAAACATATCACCCAGTGTTAATTTTAAAAATGGTGGTGTTATAAAAATATGGCCACTTACACCTATGCCATTACCCGGATAAACCAACCCAGTTAAAAAATTAAGTTTTTCCCAACATGATTTATGTTCTTTAGCATTTAAAGAAAATACTTTAAAGGCAAACGTTATTTGTCTTTCAATTCCAGAATATGTATAATAACTAAATGGGTTTCCTAAAGTTTTATTACTTTCCCAAGATGGACTCATCGTTTCACTTATACCAGATAATGTTGCTCTAAAAGATACTGCTGTTTCTTTTGCTATTGAATAAATTCTTAATGGAACAAAATCATAATCATCAATAAATTTTCCAGTAGCATCCGTTTTACCATCAATAAGTTCTTTTTCTGTCAATGAATACGTTCCCAATGAATTTAAGTAATCACTACCTTTTTTCATACCTCTTAAAACTTCTATATTTTTTTGCGGATTGTCTTTTTTTGTTGAGTATGTTTGCAATGAAATACCGCTGTTACCGACTCTAACCGAATTAGCTGTATCCGTTATGAAAGATTGTTTTTCTTTGTCAGGCAGCATATTAGCTGAATTTAAAGCAGCTATTTCTTTATATCTTGCCGAATATACTGATGTTAAATCATTTCTATCAGAAATTTTATCTGCATCTAATTTTACACTTTTTGAATACTTTGGTAATTCACCTTTAAAAATCTTTGCAATTGGTGATGTTTCATCTTTATTTGTATAAACTGTCTTTATGCCTGAAACGCTCCCTATTCCGATATTAGGTTGTGCAGTTATACTTCCAAAATTTATTTCGTTTGTACCAAATACTGCTTTTTTTAATTGTTGTTTTCCAATTCGTAATGCCTCGCCAACAATTTTATTACCAATCTGATTTGGTGTTGAACTTTTTAGTGCAGATGATAAAACTCTTCCAGCAAAATTACCTTCAGATTTTAATTTAATTTTTTTAAGAGTATCTACCAATTCATGTGGACTTGCTTTTTGAAAATCAGAATCATTTTTAATTCTAGTCGGAATTTTAGTTTCAGGAAAATTTATACCTAATTTATCAGTTACTTTCTTTGCCGTTTGTTGTGCTTTAGCTTTAAGTTGTTGTAAACTGTTAATTTTACCGCCTGTTAATTCAGCTAATCCTTTTCCAACTAATCCACCATCTTGTGTTTGTGTTCCACTAGCATCCAATTTCATATCATTTAAAATTGGTGTACTCTTTTCTTTAAATCTTAATATATCAGTACCATATAATAAAGGGCTTCTCAAACCTCTAATTGCCCTAACACCAATCAATTCTTCTTCTATTCTAGTTTCTCTCAATCTATTAGCAATACCACTTCTTCTAAGAGCGTTTATAGCAAATCCATCAATTACACGAATATCTTTACTATTACGAATATCGTATTTTTTTTCTGCGGTTAAATTACCATCAATTTTTTTCGTCTTAAATAATTCTTGTAATGTTGGCATTTTATAATTTTATTTTACGCTTGTGCCATAGCAAAGTTATTTCTGGTACTACCATCCACAACTTTACCAATTCCAGACGCAACTTTTACTCCATCCATATTTACAGAAATTTTACCTGCTGCCAAATCTGCTCTTAATGCTTTTAATTCACCAATCATAGCGTTTAATGGTGCAGATAAAGCAGCCAAACTAGAACCACCTCCAACTGCATTAGCCGCACCTGGTGCAGCCACTATATCATCGTTTGATGAAGGTTTTAATAACGCACCTTCTTTTGTAGAAATCATAGTTTGTCCATTTGCAGGGGAAATTACATCACCCGCTTCAATAACACTACCCATACCTCCACCTTCTAATCCTGCTACTGAGAAATTCGTTACACCTTGGTCAAATGTGTTAAATGCATTTCCAACTCCTTCAACAAATTTTCCAAGAAATGGTATTTTCTTTATAAACCACATTATCCCATCAAGTACAAACTGTAAAAGTTTTGCAGCTATTTTTAATGGCATAAATGCAACTTTAAGAACAGGACCTAATATTTCAAATAAAGGCATAAGTGCACCACCCACTGTTGCTAATATTCCTTTGAATGTGTTTTCCATATCAGTTATTGTTGATGCCATTTCTTTTTGTGCAGCAGCTTTTTGAACTTCTTGCATTAATTGTTCATCACCAATATTAGTAATATCCAATCCAGCATTAATAGCTTCTTCTGCACGTTTTCTATCTTCCTCATTTAGTTTACCTAATTTTTCTTGAGCATTCAATTGTTTATTTATTTCTTCAACACTCATACCAGCTGCTTTAGCTAATTGTTGTTGAGTAAAATAATCTTGTTTTCTAAAATCACCACTTCGTTGGATTTGTTTTAAGGTTTCTTCTTGTGCCTCCACCAACTTACCTTCCATCGCCAAAGCTCTTGCTCTACTAAGGTTAAACTGGCCACCAACGTAGGTAGCCGCAACTAATTCTTCTTCAATATTACTTTCAAAATCTAAAAGTTTTTCTGCGGTAGCGGTTACATCTTTTAAATTCGTACCCAATCTTCTAGCTTGAATTGCCTGTTGTGCCAACAATGTAATATCTCCTTTAAAAAATGTAGAGGTTGCTTCAGCATTTTCCGCAATATCTTTTAATATTTTCTTTGGTGCAACTCCTGCTAATTTAGACATATTAGCAACTTGCATTTGAACATTAACAGCAGTATCTTCGGATAATCCACCTACACTTTCTAATACATTTTGTACTTTAGCAGCTTCTTCCGCACTTACACCAAAATTTGTTTTCATTAAGGTAAGTCCGGCTACTGCGGCTTCTGAATAGTTTGCAATATCGGAAGATTCATCTCTTAAAGCAGCCATCGTATCGTATGCATCTTCTAAAGATACACCATAATTCCCATATTGTTTACTTATTGCAACGGCTTTATCTTCCATATCAGCCATCATAGAATTAGTAACACCAGTCTCTTTTCTAAAATCTTCACCGGCTTTATTTAACCCCATGAAGTAATCTACACCGGCCACTATTGCTCCAATTACTAATGTAAGTCCAGCGGTTGCGATTGCAGCTTGCAGTCCAAATGCTCGGATTCCCATTATCATATTTTTGATACCACCAATTACACTTCGAATCCCACTTGGTAATTTACCCATAATTTCATTACCACCTTCTTGTAATTGGTTATACCTTTCTTGTTGTTGTATTAGGTTTTCTTTAGCCTCAAACGCTTGCGTTGCCAAATCTATTTCATCCTGGCTCAATCCCGCTATTGATTGCTGAAACTCTATTCTCCTTTGTTCAGCATCAGATATTCCAAATAACTCTTGTCTAGCCATAGCAGCTGCCTCAGCGGCTTCAATTTGTTCGGTTCGTATTCCTTCTAATATATTTCTTCTTGCTGCCAAAATAGCTCTATCATCATCGGATGCATCTACTTCTTGTTGTTTTAATTCTAATATTTTGGTAGTTATCGCAGCGTACGCACTAGTACCGGTATTTGAATCGGTAAGCATTTTTCGTTGCTGTTCACCCATTCTAGTCAAAGATGTAGAAAATTCATCCTGTAAATCGTTTGCTTCCTGTAATCTAGTATTTCTGGCTTCAGCTTGTTTTGCAGCTTCTTTTTCGGCATCTAATGTAGCCTGTACGTTACCTAATGATTCTCTTTGTAATCTAAGACGTATTTTTTCAGAAGCAATTCTAGCTTCCAATTGTTGTAATTCGATACCCGTTGCCGTTGCCGCCTGTCTATTTTGTTCAGCTATTCTATCCTGAATTTCTTTTATTTCTTCCAGCAACGCACGTTTTTGCGCTTCATTTGTCATCTATTAATTATTTGGATTTATCATACCAGAGTCTTTAGCCCATTTATATAATTTTGGATTTGTTGTTTTTAATTTATCAAAATAATCCTTACTTTTATCATTAATTGCCCTCATATCTTTTTGAAGTCTCTGCAATACAGGATCATTATCTATTAATTTTTGAATTTCTTGCGGAGTTTTCTTTTTAGTGAAAAATCCAAAAAATTCTTTTAAATTTTTTTTAGATATTTTATATTTTTTCATATTGACATCGTTTTATATTCTATAAATATCCAATAAAACAAAAAGTTAGGATTTGGAGTTACCTTATCCTAACTTTAGATGATTTTTGAGAGTTTGATTTTTTAATTTGTTCGGATTCTTTCTTTTTAGCATCTACTAACTTATTATAATAAAAATTTCTTAAATAAGTTGGCATATGATAAACATCTGAAAATGTGAACCCATTCCCATAATTTATCATATCAAATATTTGAGAATGTACTAATACACTATGTTCTTTAGCTAGGCCAAAAAAACCCAACACCTAATGTAATATTGATGACCTCCTTTTCACCAGTTTCATGTTCATATTCATATTTCATATCCATATCAGGAGAAATACTCTTTACATATTCTCTAAATGCTCTACTATCTCTAGCTAACATACCATTTATTAACTTACTTACGGCACTTACACTATTATCACCATCAACCGATTTAATCATATAACGTAATCTAGTTGTAATATCTGCTGATACATCTTTACTTAATTTTTTCAATGCATCAATATCTTTTTCAATCGCTATTTCATCAAAATGCGTAAGTAATTTAAAAGTAATTTTTTTACCACTCGATGGTAGAGTATATTCAAACTCATTTTTATGCTTAAAAACTGAAAAATCTACTTCTTTTGTTTGTATTTTAGATAAATCAATTGTTATCTCTTTACTATCGTTGGTGATAGTTGAATAAAACTTCATTTTGTATTCAGGCCCATATCCCAATAATCTTGTTGCTAATACAATTGCATTTTTATCACCAATAATAATATCACTTACATTAACATCATCAACAACAATTGATTCAAATAATTTATCCAAAACAACACCTTTTTTAATAAGGTTTTGATTAGAAAGAATATCTTCTTCCTTTGCTGTCATATGTTTAATTGTAATTCTACCCGATGATAATGGGTGGTCTTTTGGGTACACCAACCCTTTTGATGGAAGGTCTAATACTTCCGTTGGAAAATCATATTGTTTTTCTTGCATAACGTAATTTGTTTTGTATATATAAATACATTAATTTAAAAAAGTTGAAAATAAAAAAGGGATACGTTTTAAGTATCCCTTAGTTTTTATAGTTTTTTTCTTAGATTAGAATTCAAGGATTGCGTAATCGTAAGATAATGTTAATTCAATTGTTGCAGGTTCGTTAGCAGAATCAAATGCTAAATCACCAAAGTTTGCTTGACTGATAAATGCTCCTTTAATTTTCCACTGTTCAATTTTATCACCAACAGGACCTAACATATAGAAATCAATATCTTTTTTGTAAAACTCAGCGTATCCATCTCTACCTGTAATAGATTCATGAGATAATCTCACCCATTCCATTACACCTTGAGCTGCTGAAGGAACAATTGGGTCATATAGGGTGACAGTGATATCTTGCCACTCACCTTTACCCTTCAACTTTCTTTTTACGTTGATATGGTCTAAAGTTACTACTTCAAATTGAATAGTAGGTCTATTAGCTGCTTTTACAAGATACGCAGGTAATCCGACTTCGCCGAACTCCATCACATATCTATTTTTCATCTTAGGTTCGAAGTTCGTATAGAACATCTTATCAAACTCTAGTATTTCTGCCATTTTATTATTCCTTTATTTTATTAATAAATATTTCTTCGTTACGTTTTTATATTATGCTGAAAAACTTGCTCCGGTTGGAAGAATGTTGAAATCAATTACGATGAATTCCGCTGTCTTCGCAGGTTGTAAGAAAATTTGTCCAGCTAATATGTTTCTATCAATCACATCAGGAGTATTATTACTTTCATCCATTACAACTCTGAATGCGTATAAACCTTGTCTTTGTTGAATTGCTTCTAAATAAGGATTTACAGTATTCAAAAATCTTCCTCTAGTTGTTGAAGTATTTTGTTCAAATACCAAGAAACGAGAAGTAGATGCGATAAACTTCTTAACAGTTATAAGTAATCTTCTTACGTTGATTCTATCTAATGCTGAAGCCTTATCTTGTAATGTTTTCTGTCCAAATGCTACAATACCTTGTCCAGGGAATGCTGCAATTGGGTTTACTTTGTTCTCATATAGAGTATCTCTCTCAGAGTGTGTTAATCTATTCAATACAGTTACTGCTCCTACAATACCACCTCTATTCAAACCAGCAGGTGCGAACCATTCTGCTGCCAATCTATCATTCTGAGCGAATACAGCTGGCATCAATACTGATGGTGGTACAGTTGTAAGTTTATTTGTATTTGTATCAATTGTTTTAACCCAAGGATAATAAGTAGCTACATAGTTGGAATCAACTGCATTTGCTGCTTCAGTAGCCTCAGTAATTGTATTATCATAATCGTTGAAATCAGCGATATAGAATGCATCTTGTCTATCTTCAACCATATCAATAGCTTTTGTAGTTACTGATGGGTGAAGACTTCTTACGATACCAGGAGTTACTACCATATTGATATCATATTCATCAGGATTTGAAACAGCGTTAATTGCTCTAAAGTAAGAAAGGGAACCTGAAGATGCTGCGTTAGAACAATTGAATCCTTGCGTATTTGCTGCTCCCCACTCTGCATCACCAGCTTTTGCAGGTTTTACAGTTGGATTCATACCATCATATCCACCTTGGAATGCTAAGATAAATTGTCTCCTAGACATATCAGATGAAGTTGAACCAGTCATTTCAAATGATAATCCTAAAGATGTATTATCAAACGCAAATACTGAGTTGCTTCCATTAGCCACACCTTGTGGTAATGGTCTTAAATATTGTTTGTTATCGGTTGATACACCAGTTGTTTCAAAATCAAATCCTGAAAAATATACAGGAGATGATGCTGTATTTCCTAATGAACCAGTTTGGAATACAACAGGAGGAACTTTTGATTCATCTGCTGTTGCAACTTTAATTGGATTGTAATAAGCTGCATGTCCAAATGGTGCTGCTGATACAGCAAATGCTCCTGCCTCTTTTACTTCAACTCTAATATATTTTGACCTAGCTACATAATCACCATATTCAGTAATCTTACCATCTGAATCAATTGTTACATATCTATCACCGATTCTTCTTGCTATATAGTTTGGAGATGCTGGGTCTAAGTTTACATTGTTATATGTTTCAATTACACCTTTTCTCTTATCAGTATCACTATAACTACGAATAGTTACAGTAAATGTAGCGTAATCAGTTGCTCCATCTTCACCAGCTGCCTTTACGTTAGAAATACCAATTTTGAATTTAGTATTATAATTTGTACCATGTCCTAAAGTTGCAAAACGGAAAAGGTCATATCTTTCACCACTTATGTTTTGAGATTTAACCCAAGGAGTAAATGCTTCAGAATAAGCTGGAAATTTTTCATTACCAGAATAATCTTGTTCAGGCAATTTCTTAATATTCATTGAAGATGATGCATATAGTAAAGATGCTGTATGTTCGAAATAAACGTATGTGTATGATTTTTTAGATGTGCTTGCTTGTGATACAATTGGAGAAGTACCAAAGACATCAGATAAATCATTTGTATCGCCAGAATTTATAGATGCTGATATAGCTATAGCTGAACCAGATAGTAAGTTAGCATCTAATCCACCAAATAGTATAAATCTACCTAATGAATTTGCAAAACTTGAACTTGCTGCTGTTACAGTATCAAATCCTACATCTTGTGCTCCCAAATTGGTATTATATAAAACACCAATTAGTTTTTCACTAGCTCCAGAATTTGCAGCAGTTGCAAATATACC